ATAACGACCTGCGCCGCTGCCTGCTCGATGGCGTGGCTGTTGGTCACGAGCGCCATGTTCAGTTCGCGCTCGATCTCGGCCCGTTTGTTCTGGTCTTCCGGCAAGATCCGGCCCAGGACATCTCCGACAAGCGGAGCCAGGATAGGCAGAAGTGCTCCAATCATTTCATCACCTCACGCTTCAACTGATCGACCTCGACACGCAGGCGCTCGACTTCTCGATGTCGGCGTTCCATCGTGTCTGGCGACGACATGTTGGCTAGGATGCCGATCCGGTGCTGCGTCGTGTCAACGACGTTTTCCAATTTGTCTACGCGCTGGTCCAGCTTGCGCAAGCGGGTCTCGATATCGTGCGCCTGATCCGCTAGCAGCTTTATCTCGCGTTTTGCTATAGCCGCTGCACTGACGACGCTCACCAGCATCCCGGCGAGCGTCAGCATCAGCTTGATATCAATTGCCCCGTCCATCGCGATCTATTCCGCCGGTGGCGCTTCAGGTTCTGGCTCGGAAACTTCGACCTGCCATGGCGTTCCGCTTGCAATGTTCGTTTGCAGGTATTTTGTTAGGCGCGCCGTTGCGCTTGCTTCGACTGCCGCGACTGCGGTTTCGCCCATGGCCGCTTTAGTCCATGTGACTGCGTCCTCAGCCGTTACATTGTCGTATGGGCAGAAGTCAGACAGGTCGCTGATCTGAATGCTTTGTTTGCCACTGGCATTCGCGTTGATGCCAGTCGCTTGGTCGGTAACGATGCAGCGCCAATGCGTCTCAAAGATGACGTTGGATCGACCGTCATGGTCGATCATGTACTTAACGCTCTCTACTACCCAGTCCGAGGTTGTTGTCATTGGATGTGCCTTTTCTTAAAGCGCCGCAATGATGAACGCCAGCAACTCGTCATAGCGAATGCCGTATTGATTGCCATTTGTTTTGCTCTTTACCCTATAGGGTTCCAACCCGAATTGTCCGGGTCGATTTCGTCGAGCCACGCATCACGCAGCTTTGGGTCTTCCTGCATATGTTCCTGCCATTGCCGCTCATTGATCTGGCCGCTGCGGTAACAGGCGATGAGAAGTTCTTGCTCGGTCATCACAGCGCCGCAATCATAAATGCGAGGAGTTCATCGTACCGGATTCCGTAACGCTCACCAGCTTCGATGCCCGGATTAATTACGTTGCCTTCATCGTCTGTTTCTTCTGGCTCCGCTTCCCACGTATCGTGGCACAGCAGCGCATAGCGTGTGGCGTCAAGACCTTCTGCCGCAAATGCCGCGATAACTTCCTGTGCAATCACGCCAACATGAATGCGAGCATCGTCGCCCTTGGCGGCAACCGCATCATTGTATTTGAACTTTTTAACGAGCCCTTTGAGCGCGACAGCGACGCGCCGCTCGGCGTCATCAAGATCGGCGATCTGCTGTTTTTCGCGTTCGTCGGATGTGTTGATAGTGCCAGTTCCCGCGTAGACGACTGACCAGCGGTACGAGGCTAATCCAAGCGTCTGCGTGTTGTCAGCGCCGGGACGCACGACACCGCTGCTGGTGATACGCATACGTTCTGTGTCAGCAGTTCCAAACGAAAGACTGCTCCCGGCCTGTCGGTCGGTGACGTAAGACACGCTTCCGTCCTTTGAAATTAACAGCGAGTTGGTGACGCCCGTTGCGTCACCATCAGTTAGATAAAGGCGAACTGAGTCTCCTTCGTCACTCTGAATATGAAGTTGACCGCCGGGATCAGTCAGCCCGATAGCGACCCTGCCGCCCGGGAGGATGCGCATGCGTTCCAAGGCATTGACATTGAACCGCATTGCTTCGCTTGTACGATCCAGCATAATGTAGTTAGCATCTGCATCGCCAAAATTGTCGTGGTCAAACACAATTGCCGGGTTAGCAGCAGCAGAACCTGTATCTGTTCGAATGGCTCCAGCAACGTGCAGCTTCGTGTCAAGTGCCGTATCAACAGTTGTTACACCAATGCCGACCTTGCCATCATCAATCGTAAAGCCTACGCCAGGAATGCTGAAATAATCATTGCTGGTATTGCCAATAATAATCTCATTAGATGAAGTGCTAGATGTTGTTTGCGCTTGCTTACCAATGACGATATTGTTATCGGCAGTAGAAGCGCCAGTAAAATTATTTCCTGCGTCATATCCAATTAGGATATTATAATCGCCTTCTTGGAAATAGCGGCCTGCAAAATAACCTATGCCAATATTGTAAGTCCCAGTGGTAACAGCGCCCAGCGAACTGTATCCACCAACGGCGGTGTTTCCACTGCCGGTTGTGCAAACGCCAAGAACGCCGAGACCGCCCAGCGCCACATTGTAGTTTCCTGTTGTAATATCTTTGCCAGATAAGTACCCAGCGGCAAGATTATAATTGCCTGTAGTCAAGTCTGTTAGCGTGTAAGTGCCAAGCGCCGTGTTGCCAGCGCCCGTCGTCCTGGCATCCAGCGCTTCATATCCCACGCCCAGGCTAGAAATACCATTGGTGTAGATGTTCAACACCGAGTTGCCGGTCATATTCACGTCTTTGAAAAGGTTGTCTTTTGTGACCTTTTTCGTGGTGCTAGTAGAGACATCGACTACCGGCAACACGTCGCTGCCATCGACCGTCGTCAGCGCCGTCAACTGAGTGATTTTTGAGTCGGCCATCGCCTTTACCCCTTTTGCCTGCTGTTGGAGCGTCCCAGCAGGCGCTGGACGGTATCTGTCTCGTAAATCCGGAGCGACAACCAGATGACCGACAAAAGAGCGCTGATCGCAGGCAGGAACTCGAAGAAAGTTCCTGCTGCAATCGTCACAGCGGTCCAGTCGATTATGCTGCGCTCGTCCTGCATCATGCCATCATTCTATCATAGACGGATTGCAAGTCAGCCGTGCTCCCGGCAAGGTCGATCTGCTCCTGCAAAACAGCATATTTCTGCCTGATTTGACTACGAGCAGCCTCGGCGGCGGAAGCGCTTTCGCCAGGGATCTGTGCGGCTATGATCCGATCATGCGGCTCAAATTCTTCAGACCGCTTGATCCGGCGATGCGTATGCGCAATGGTTTTTGCGGCCGGCAAGTCAACATCGACGCTGCTGCCGTTTTGCCGCCAAGCGTCGCGGAATGTCCGGTCGGCCGGAAGATCATCAGCGCTGACAATCGTGTATTCCACCCCGGCTGGAATATCCCTGGCCGCAATCTCCTCTATCGTCATCGCTGCGAGCGCTTCTGGCGACGGGATGACAATCGAGACGCCGCTATCGGTTTTATAGACGATCCTCTGCATGGCTCACCTAATTATGCTCAATGTTGCGCGTAGGGGATCGACAGTGGCGGAATAGGTCGTCACCTCGCCCACCGTCTGTTCCAGGATGACAACGGTTTGGATCCGCACGCTGCTAGTAGTCGGCGTCGTTCCATATTTGATCATACCAACGGGCGGCAGAGTTGTATATGGCGACACAGGCTGTCCGCCAAACGCCAGCGCATAATTCGCATCGGTCAGCGTGCTCGTAAAATTGATCGTATAATCGCCCACCCCGTGGTCTGTGATGCTGCTGACATTCTCACTAGCCCTGATCGCGACGGTGCCAGTGCCGTTAAAATTAACCCAGGCAACGACATTGTCGGCGGTGCTCAGGGATTGAAACGACGGCGCGGTGCCGCTGCCGGTTGAGGTCAACACCTGCCCAGCGGTTGACCCTGCGGCGCTGATCTTGGCGACCGTCACCGCCGCGTCGGCAATGCCACTCGTCGCAAGCTGCTCGAACGCAGCCAGTGATGAGCCGTTGGAAACCAGCGGGTAATTATTAGTTCCCGCCGCAACAACTGTCGGAACACCGCTTGCATTGTAAGCGACTAACTTGCCGGCGTTGCCTGCGACCGTGGCCAACTTGGCAACCGTGACCGCGCCATTGTTTATCTTGGCCGTCGTCACCACGCTATCATTCAGCGTCACCGCAAAATTGTTGGTGGTCGCATCGACCGTGCCGATAGCGATATCGTCCGACCCGTCAAAGATTCTGATAGTCCATGGAGAGGATGTTGTATCAAGCCAAAGCGTGCCGGCCACGGCATAACTTGGCCTTGACGCGCCGCTGTGCAACGAATGCAGCGCCGTCCGCCATGAGTTTAGGTCGCTGGCCAGGGCTATACCAGATTTGGTAGATGCGTCTATCGTTCCGAAATCATATTGGCTCATGCTTTTTCCCGTCCATAGCCATAGGCCTGATAGTCAAAGGTCCGGCTGATGATGCTGCCACTACTATCACGGAACGTGATCGCGAAGCCAGACCTAGATTTGCTGCTGATCGTATAGTAGTCGCCAGTTGCCATGTCTTGCGGCAGAATTGTGATTGATTTGAGGGCGTAAAACTCTGGCGCGAACGTGACGTTATAGGACGAAGTCCCCGAAGAAATGTCCTCTTCGCTAACGATAAGATCCTCTAGCTGCATAGCGACCGAAGCCGCCTCTAGCGTCGGGCTATAACCGCCGTCCCTTGTTTCCAATACCGCCCTGAATTTCAAATGGCGCGCGGTGTATTCCCCAACGACGAATTGTTGCCATGCCCCATAGGAAGGCGTGCCGCTGTCCACCGTCGATATCGCCACCTGCATTGTCACCTGAACCGCGTTGGGGCTGATGCCGCCGTCAAGAGTTACCACCGACGCCAGCGTTGCCCAATCTTCCATGAATGAGCCCGTCGCTAAGATGTTAGAGCCAATGTCAGCTTTCAACCTAACGCTTGTGACCATACCCAAATCGGTCGCCGCGGCGAACTCGTAGTATCCGATGGGCACGAAGTCGCCAGCCGCATCAACATCTAACTCTATATCGCCATCACCGTTTAGGACCGTATCGGTATAAGTGCCGCCCGTCAAAGCGTCCGTATTCGTCGCCGCGGTATAATATGCCTTTGGATCAGACAATCCTACGTTTGCATATAAAGCCGTTTCAGAGCGCGTGCCGTTAACGTCGATAGCCTTAATGGCGTAGGTGCCGTGCCGCGACGGCACCGCATAGGAGCGAGCGTCGCGAGGGATGTTAGACGCGATGGGCGTCATAGTCGCCCAGTTCGTCACGCCTTGGCTTGAGTGGTAGCGGATTTCGTAAGCGATCACGTCAATCGGGATATCATCATACGACCAGATCACATAAGTTTGATCGCCGGTCGTGTTAACGACAAAGCTGGTCAGGGTCGTTGGCGCGGCTGTCGTTCCCAAAACTGTCTGATTGAGCGCCTCCGTCCAGCTACTGCTTGCGCCAAACCGGTCATACGCTTGCACGCCGATGTCGTATGACTCACCATTCTCAACGCCCTGGATCAGATACGCCTCAGCATCCTGTAAGAGCGGGCTGTATGAATATCCATTTTCAGCGCCTGACTCGCGCCACCTGACGCGGAAGTTCTCAGCAAGTGCGTACTGCCTGCCATCGTTAGCTGGGTCGCTTACACCGCGCCGGAAGAAAACATTGATGCCGGGGAGGATGTCGCCGAGGGCAGTCCTGGTTAGGGCGCGCTCGTCTAGCACTACATCGGTAATCTCCGGGTTGGCCGGGCCTTTCATCGAGCGAGTATTGACGATGCTGACCTTGCTATCGAAAGCCGGAATAGACGTAGCCGCGTCGAAGATCTCCGGCGAATATGGATAGCACTCAATGGTCGCTGTCAAATTATCGCTTGGCCGGATGCTATGGATAATCAGATCAAATGTTTCCGCTCCCACCGGCCCGAACATGAACAAGTCACCTATTTCTGGAGTGTCGGTGATCGGGTCGGAATTGCTCAAAGTCACTGTCGTGTACTCGCCGACCGTGAGGACGACGGACCTCAACAGCGTTTCGCCGTCGGCCAGCCGGAAGCGCATGGAGTAGTTTTTGCCGCTCTCCATAATAATAGCTTGGTCGAGCGTGATAACTTGGCCGCTCACGCCTGACACGCGGCCATAGCCTGTCCCTAACAGCGGCACGTCGTGATTTAGAAGAACGCGATCACCGCGCGTTGCGACCAAACCTTCAATATCGACATCAAATGTGTGGATCTCTGGCCGCAGGCGTGTGATGGCCAAAAATTGGCGAGCGATAACATATGCTTGATCGGAGTTCTGTACGCCTGGGAGTTCCAGAGCCTCGAAGATCGACGCATTGCTTACGTCGTAGCCGTCGTCGTAAACGGTCATCTCGTCAGTGATATAGTCGCGATCTTGGTTGACAAAACGGACCCGGAAGCCATGCGGTTGTTCCGGCCACAAACGCTGGCCGGTGTAGTTCCAGGTGTTGCGAGGCGTGAAATGCTGCACAACTGTCGGCCTGTAGGTGTCGATGATGACACCCCACTTGCTATCGACGACACTGGGTGTGGCGCGGCCAGCAGATGCTATCTGGACGAGCAGATCCCAGATCGAGATGTCAAAGTCGATGACGTGGCCATAGGTGAAATTGTTGTCGTCGCAGAACTGCCACCACGCTGCCAAGGCGTCGTCATCAATACTAGAGATGCCAAGCGCTCTTTTGTTCTCGTCGGCGGTTAGAATGTAACGATATATGTCTGCCGGGTTGCGACTATAACCAGTCGTGAGCCAGTTGCCGCCGCTGTACACCGGAATGCGACGCTCAACGATGGCATTAATCTGATCAAGCACACCATTGAGTTGGTCCGTGGCCCGCACTCGGATCGCTGTATAGGAGAGCCCGTCAAGCTGGATCGGGTCTTCGTTCTTGAACGACCTCAATGCCGTCCATGTTGCGTCAGCGCGGACCCTGTCGGGGTTTTCCAGCGCCGCACTGATCACATAGCGATAGCGCACGCGAACATCATATTGATCTCGGCTTACCGTTGTGCGCCAGGATCGGCGCAGCGGCTGGGCAGTATGCGCGACAACATCTTCATCGACGAACGATGTCCACGACGCCGCGCCGGCCACGCTGTATTCAGCCTGCACATGCGTCGTGAAATCGAGGCGCTTGCCGCTGGATGAGTATCGCGTCAAGCCTTGTGACCAAGTGACGGTGATGCCAATCTCATCAGTTTCAATTGGCGTTGTGCGCTCCTGCCAGTCACTGTAGTTGCCCGCGTCATCTTGGTTGAAAGCGATGGACAAATCTTCCTGCCGAACTTGGTCAGGGTACAGCGTGACGGCTGTCGCCCCGCCGTCGTTCAGCACATGCTCATACTCAATGTCGTCATAGTCGTCTATGGCCGTCTCACCAATTTTAAGACTGCTAATCCGGCAAGTGCCATAAGACCACACCACCAGCAGGCGTAGATATTGATCGTTATCAACAATCTCGGTGTAGGGCAGGCCGGCATAAGGCGGCACGAAGCGCGCTTTGCCAAGGACGCTTGGGATGACGCCAAATGGCTGGGCTGAATTTCTCGCGCCGCTAATGTTGTAGACCGTCGGCTCATCAGGGTTGCGAGCGATCTCTGGGGCTTTCGGTGCCAGTAGAAGCGATGAGATGAAACTCAGCGCGGTTGAGATCACAAGCATCGCGACATTAACGATGATTGTTGCTGTAGCCGCGCTTACGCCTAATGCGGTTGCTGTCAAAGCGGTTAAGCTGACAGGATCGTGCAGCGTCGGCTTCAGATATAACGTCGTCCCCGCATTTGGACGTATGCGGTGCAGCTTGGTCGGATCGAGCGGCTGGTCATGTATCCAGGCCTGATAAGTCATATCGCGCGGCAAAGCGACGTTGGCTATAGCATCAGCTACAGTGCAGTCAGGCGACAAATTAAACGTGACGTTGCGCTCAGAGAACGGGCTGGTGCGCGCTACAACGCGGTAAGTGGTTGGAGTGGCCGCAACTTCTTGATCTACCTTGGTGACATTCATCGCCCCGGCCTCTGATAATAGCGTATCGGTCGCCATGTATTCGGCGTCCGCGATACATCCATAATAACAGACCCCACGCCTTCTTGCACATGCAGAATTTTATTCTTGCGACCCACGACTATCCCAATGTGGTTCTGAGTTTTTACCCCGTCTCTCATCGACCACATGTGCAAGACATCGCCGTCAACCGGATCGTCGGTCGGCTGCGTTATCATCTGGAAGTCGGTGCAATCAATTGCTTCGCCTCGATGAGCAGCGAGAAGATGATGACGATGATGCTCTAGCCTGATTCCAAAGATTTCTTGGTACACCAGCACGACAAGCCCCCAGCAATCGACGCCGTCGCGGCTCGTCCCAAGCGGCGACACCGGCAGGCCGATGTACTGAGTTGACCAATGCATCAGAATAGCGCCGGAAACAGATTTGGGGTGAAGCGATTGGGTGGGAACGGTTCCGTTAAAAAGTCCCCCAGAATTAGATCGGCCTGGATGGCCAAGGCGTCAAAGCTGATATTACGAAGCTCATAGTTTGAATACGATCCGACGAGCTCGACAGGCTCGTCCTGTACAAGTTTATCGCCGTTTTCCAGTAGCAAGAAATCTCCAGTCTCAAGCAACAAGAACTCTGTCGTGACCTGACCCGACATCAAGATGTGGAAGTCGATGCGAATGCGCTCGCTGCCGCCGACCGAGCGGATCTCGTCCATGATCTCCCGCGTCACGTTTCCGACAACAAGACGCGCCTGTGGCGCACGTTCTGCATTGTCGTCGGGGAGAGTCAGCGCGAATGGGAACGGCTCATAGGTGTATCCGTTAGCGATCACAGGGATCGGATTATTAACAAAGTGGAAAGTGGACTCGAACTCGCTGTGAGATATATCAAGCAGTGTCAAGAAGGCCTTGCTTGTTTGCTGGGCTAATATAGCCTCTTTCGCAGCCGTGGAGAGCGATCTTGCCATGTCTAAGCCGGAAGTATCTCAAGTTGAAGATCGACGCTCCAGAGCGACGCCGCGGCTCCTGGGGACCCTGTGCCGCCTCCATTGACGGCCGTGAATGCTGGAACTTCAACAAAGCGCATACTGACGACAGACCCGTCCACCGGGTCGTACCAGTCAAATGCGTCTGATCCATATCCGAGCGTTGAACGGTAGAACGTGTCAAACGTCTGCCGCTGCGCCTGCGTCAGCAGCATCGTCCCAGATAGATAGCGCGTAGCGGCGGTGAAGCGACCACGCTGCTTGTATGGGCCAGCATCCATCTGCGTGCGTAGAAATGCCTTCTGCGCGGTCTCGGTCGCTCCTAGATGCAACGCCTGCGGCAGTGTCCCAGGCCAAGTCGCCATCGCCTATCTCCTCGTCAGCCGCGTGCTAGTCTCGAACCGTTGGCCGATGGCGCGATAAATCTGTCCGCCATTTGCAATGTCAGACGTGACGGCGCGACGGATGATGACATCAATGTCCGGTCCGTTTTGCTTGGCCTCAACATCCGCCCCAGCCTGATTGATGATGTTGACGTTGACGTTTGCGCCGCCGCCAGCGACGCCCAACTTACCGTCTGGCCCGCGGGTCAATGGCATGATCGCTTCCGGGCCGGCCTCACCCATCAGGCCTGCGCCCTTCGCCATCGGGAACAGCGTTGGCTTGCCAATCACACCGCCGCGGGCGAAGGGTACAACATTTCCATGGCTAAAAGCGCCGCCCTTCGCCATGCCTGGGCCGATGAACGGAACAAAACCGCCACTGGCCATAGTCCCCAACCCGGTCCTGCCGAGCGCTGCACTTGCGCCGTACCCGCCGCCGAATAAGCCGCCAAGGCCACTGAATAACGACCCAAACAGGCTTGCAGCGGCTTTCTGAGCCATCATCTTGGCGAAGTCGGCAAGGATCGAGCCAACCATTTCTTTGAACGCCTGCGAAACGCTCTTTGTGCCGTTGACGATGCCGGTGAATGCCGTTGTGAACGCGCTCGACACTTTGTCGAGCACGGTGTCGGCAAGTTCTCTAAACGCCTCTTGAAGACTCTGCACGGGCGTTTTGAGTTGCTCTAATTCTTGCAGCTTGGGGACCAGCACCGACATCTGCTCATTAGTCAAGCCGACCTGAACCTTTAGCTCCGCAGCTTGCTTCGCTAGTTCAGGGCTGAAGCCACCAGTGTTGATAAGATCCATGGAGAGCCGCGCAATATCAATCTGCTGCTGCACCTTGGTGATTTCCGCTAAGAACGGCCTAATTTCAGGCCGAGCCTGGGGAACGGGGACTCTGCCGGTTCTAACGCCGCCCATGTCCTCTCGCTTTGTTAACTCTTCTGTGATCGCTTTTTGAGCAGCAAGGTGCGCTTCGACCGCGGCCCTCGCGCGCTCAACCTCATTGCCAACCCCAGTAGCCGCTATTCTCTTGGCTTCCTCGTGAGACGCACCTTGCCGCAGGAGTTGATTGATTTTCTCCTGGATATCCAATTGCCGAATCAACGGCTCAAGTGTGCCTTTGGTAGTATCAAGCGGCTCAAGTTGCGCCAGCAAATCCTTCGTGGCTTTAGTTAATCTGCCGGTTGACGACGTGGCCTTATCAACCCTACCCGCATATTCGTCCATTTGTGCTCGGGCGCGAATAGCAGCGTCTACTAAACCCTTAGTGCCGAGAATTGCGAGTTGCTGCTCTGGCGGCAGTTCCTTCACCGCGGCAACCAAATCAACAAGTATCGAATCAAAATTTTGGCCGGCAGCCGCAGCAATTTTGAACTGCCTGAACAGATTGTCTACCTCGCGTGCCGCCTCTGGTATCTTCTGTTTAAGATCCTCTATGGCTTTTTTTTGCTGCCGTACAGCATTTGCAAAATCAACTGCGCTTTCCCCGGCCGCTGGCGAGAGGACCACATCTATCCTATTTAGTTCTTCAAGGTTCCTCCTAATATCAGCCGGCAATGCTTCGCGAAATTTACTCAGCGCATTTATCCCGGCAGTCTTTGACGCCTGCCTTTCAACCTCTCGCTGGGCGTCAAGGAAAGTTCTTAATGCGGCTGTAACCTTGCCGTACCTTTTCTCCGCTTCCTCTAAACTGGATGCGACGCTTGTATCAAAGGTTGAAGCGACCCTGTTGCCAGCGGCGTTTAATTGCGAAATCGCATCGCTGAGGTCTTTTACCTTTGGAGTATTTTTCTTCGCCGCTTCCCCAGTTTTTTCAAACACAACGGCGACAGCCGCAAAGACAGAAACGGCTGCGCCGACAATCGAGCCAATCGGACCAAAGATTTGCAGAAGCTGCGGAGCCTGCTGGCCAAAAGCCTGTATCGCAGACGTGCCATTGCCGACCTGAACGGCGAAGTCGCCAACCTGATATCCAACTTGTTGTAGCCCAGTGCGGAAGAAGCGATTGCCGCCGCCCTTGCCTTGCAGCAACTTTTCCATGCGGGCAAGGTTATCATTTGCCGGCTTAATGGCCCGGTCAAGTTTCTTTACAGAGTCCGTCGCTTGGTTAAGGCCGCGTACAGCGGAGCCGACATTGGCGGCGACTGCCAAATTAATGTTTATGCCGGCGGCCATTCTTCATCTGCTCCTGTTCGATCCGAGTGAACGCGATCCACTCGTTCAACTCATCAATCGAAATCTCTTCGATCTCGGCGATGGTCTTGTGCAAGCGATCCGCAAGCGCGATGAGATTGAAGCGAAGCGGATCGTTCCTTAGTTTTTTTCATGTTCCTCGGCGCTAGTGGCGTCGAAGATCGAAGCGAATACATTGCCGATGACATTGACTGGCTCACGCAACAGGATCGGCTTGTCCTCCAGGTCGAATGCATTGTTGCCGTCGGCGTCTTTGCACTTGACGACGATCAGTTCGACCATTGAGTCAGTAGTCGGGCTGCTCAAGAAGTCTTTGTACCTCTTTTGCACACGGCTGATATCAGCACCCGTGACCGGGCCATAGTAAAGTTTAAGCGGACCTTTGTCGTCGCCCCACTCTGGGACTTCAAGCACGCGCATCTCATTCGACGCGCGTGCTGCTGCAATCCGCTGACCAAGAGCACTCATTAATCACCTATGATTAAGACACTGTCGCCGACGTTAGGGCTCCATTGCCCTGGATGCCGATGCTCATCTCGACCATGCCGTCGTAAGACGCAGTGATTGAGCGAGAAGTGACAATAGCGCTGCCGGTGTAGTAGACATCGCCGGTCGTCGATCCTTCTGGATAGACTGAGAATGTGATCTCGGCTTGAACCGTCAGGGCGTCCTGACCGCCAACGTCGCTTTCGACCCAGAAAACATCCAAGCTGCCATCGAACGATTTCAAGCTTGGTTTGTATGTGCGAACCACCGAGCCCATGCTGCTGTCTTCTAGAACGTCGGCATTTTCATTCAGCGTATACGAACGAATTTGCGCGACAGCGGTCGAGCCAATCTTAACAGTGCCTTCAGAACCTGTATGCGTAGCCATTTTGCAACTCCAAGCTATTGGTCAAGCAAACGGACAGGCATGTCCATTTATAGCGTCTATAACACATAGAAAATTTTGTGCCAAGACAGCCGTAATCGTCGGCACTGTTGTCAGTAAGTGTACACCAACTTGTCGCCGCTCTCCAACAACATATAGTCGGAATACAGCCTGAATATTGAGCCTGAGCCGCGCAGCGTCGTCATCGCGCCGTTTCCACATCTGTCAGCGAGGTCACATACTGTACGGAGTAACGTAATCGCGCGACGCCAATTGGAGCCTCAGCGTCCCCAGCAAGCTGGAGGTCTGTTCCATCAAGAACGCACCGCTTGGCCAAGCCGTTCAGCGCGAAGTCATTTCCGAGTGCCTCTTCGATCTCGATGCAGATGTCGTCGATATCGTCATCGATGCTGTCCGTCGCGCTCACATAGACATCAACCATGATGCTGACGACGCGGTCGCTGGTCTTCGTCGCGATAGTAATCAGAGAACTCGACTCAGAGTCAAACGATATCGTTATGGCTGGCAGTTTCAACGCGCTCAGAGAATAGACGCGGTTGGTGTAGACGCGGCCCGCCACGGACGCAGCGCCCGCGGCGATGACGCTCTGCATCCTCTCACGCAGTTGCTGCCGAACGTGCGCCATTTATTGCTTTTCCAGTCGGAGTTGCGTTTCGCCAGTACCATCGTCGGTTACTTCGCGGACAAGATATTCAACCGCATCAATGACCAATGAAGCACCGTCCATCGTCGCCTCATACGCCGAGATGTCTACCGACCTGCAAGTGAACACCGGAACGCGCATGATAACAGCGACAGCGCCATCTACTTCTTGCTCTTCTAGCGCCTTATCGAAGATCCCGCGCAGCGCGATGGACGACCCACCGACAGGCGTCAACGTCGCCGATATGGCGAAATCGTTGACGTTTATCAGCATTGCTAGGTCGTCGTTAAACGATATCGCCATCTTCTTCGATCTCTGGCGCGCTTACGGCCGTGATGGAGCGATCAGCCTTGGGCGGACGACCACGACGCTTCACTTCCTCCGCGTAGCCGCGCGCAATCAGTTTCCGCGCAATCATGTCAACAAGGTCAACCTCTTCGCCGGCCATAAGATTGCCACCAGTTCCGGCAAAGCACTTTTCGAGGATCTTAACTCTCATGTTATCTCCAGACGGTTAGGGGAGGCAGTTGCCCACCTCCCCCTTGGCTACTAGGCCACCGACACTTCGTTAGTGACCGCGAAGCTCTCGCCGTTCCGAACAGCAACATCGACCTCTTGGAGGACGGTGATGCGCACGGTGCCAGACTTGTCGCCGGCATACGGGTTGACCATGATCGACGGGCTGGAGAACAAGCCGATCATCATCTGCGAGAAGTCGCCGAACACCAAAGCCGACGCATCGTTGCCGCCGTCACCGGGGTCAAGGTTCGTCGGGATGTTGCTGGTGAACGCAGCGCGGTAGCCGTACATCGACGCCCACGGATCGTTCAACAGCATCACGCTGTCGGTGCCAGACACCTTCGCGGTCGAAGCCAATTTGGCTTTGACTGCTGGGTGCGACAGCCAACCGAGAGCGCCAGCGTTGATGACACCGTTCGCCTGCTCGACAGTCTTCACCAGAGCGACGATGTCGGCCCAGGTCAGGCTGTCAACGTCAGTGCCGGCAGAGATGTCAACGTCGCCGATGCCGGAGGTGTTCAGCAGGCCAGTCGGCTGACCGCCGGAGCCGGTTCCGTTGATCGCGTAGTATTCCAGGCGATCAGCCATCGACGCCAGCAGGTCGTTGCGAACGATCTGCTCAATCGAGGGTACACTTTCAAGCGCTAGCAGCCTAGATATTTCTACGTATGAGCCGAAAGTGCGGGGCTGCAAGCTAATAGAGGAGTCGGTCTGGCTTTGATCCGAAACGTCTCCGCCTTCCTCAACGAACGCGGCCTGCGCGCCCGACAGTTTCGGAATGCGGATGCGGTTCGTCAGGCCACCCATATAGGTGACGCCGAGGCCACCGAGCACCTGACGAGCACGCAGGGCTTCGATGAACAGATCACCGCGCTGGATCGTCGGGACGAAATTGTCAGTGACAGCTTCGCCAGAGATCGCACCAGTCGCCGCGGTCGTCATCACGCCAGAGCGCCATGCAAAGTCAGGAACATAGAAGCCCTGGCTTTCCTTGCCGGTGCGGCGCACGATTTCCTCGTGCAGTTCGCGCTCGTAGCCAGCGTGCTTCCAGTCACCGCTGACTTGAGCGCGGATCAGGTTGCCGATGGAATAGTTGCGCTGCTCTTTCGGCTTCACATCGTGCGAGAGCGGAGCGACATCGAGGGCTTGACGCTTCTCAATATCATTCAGCAGTTCGCCGCGGAATTGCTCGACAGAGATGCCACGGCCGAGGGCGGCTTCGCCCAGGTCGCGACGGTTGAAACGGGCGGCAAGGTCGAGGATCGCCTTGTCGTTTTCGCGAGCGGCGCGGACAGCTTCTGCCTTGGCCACTTCGACATCAACATGGGGTTCCATGCTTTCAGTCCTTTCTTTAGGAGTAGATGTTGAGGAGGTAACAGGCGGATGCGAACGCCCTACGCCGACTTGATCGGACATGTCAGCCGGAATCGAGACAATCGACACCTCAAGCGGCTTGGTTTTCACCCGATAGTACTCCTCGGGATCGTCCTTCCGCTCTACTCGGCCATGAAGTTCATAGCCGACACTGATGTTGCGACGAATGCCGTCAACAACATCATCGAACACTTCAGAAGCGAGCGCGCCCTTTCCAAAGCGCACCATTGCCCGCAGACGGCGGGTTGCCTCATCGAGTTCGATGTTCTCTACGACGCCGATTACTTTGGACATGTCGTGATCCAACAGCAACGGCGCACGACCAGACCGCAGGAACGTCAGGTCCATGCTGTCGGCGCTGTGATCAATAACTTCCAGGCCAAACGACCTGCGAACCGGCTCTTCAGTGCTAACGCCGACCGTGATGCGTCGTGCGTCCGCGTCAATACCGGGCTCTTCCATCGTAATTGCGCGCTTGACCATGTTCTCGCGATCAAATCGTTGCTCAATCTCGACGATTTCGTCCGAGATTTCTGATGGAATTTCTGTCGCTCTTTCTTCCATAGTCGCCGCCTCAAAAGTAATGGGATCAAAGTCGTGATCCATCAACCATTCTTTCGCCTCTTCCGCAGTCTGGATCGAAGCATCGAAGCGAATGCTCTGTATTTCGCTCTTACCATCTTTGATGCCATAAATAAAGTCGATGCCTTCTCCGCCAGCGTTTGCTTCGCGACGGAAATCATCAAACTGATCAGGATCAGCCAGACGTGCAGCGTGTTCATTCGGGTAAGGGCGAATCTCATCCATCGCTCTGTACTCCTTGACCTTCTCATCAGCAAAGCTCTTGCCTGCGTTCCCCCCCCACAATGACCATGCAATTCTTCCATTGCTAGGATACCCAGGCTCACCTGGCGAGAAACCTTCAGCCTTCTTGTCTACCTCATGCCTGGCGAAGAACGAATGCATCCGTTTGATCGTGCTGGGCGACAAGGTTTCGTTATTAACAATGTCGCGTGCGCGTGCAATGCCGACCTCGGTCCCACCGCGCCCGAACTCCTTACGCCAATCAAGGCCACGCTGCGCCTCCGCACACATACCAGCCGTCGGTTTATGGCCATCCATCATTCGCCTCCATCAACAATCGGAGCGGCTGCGCTCTTGTCGCCGAATGGCTCATGGGCGAACTTCAGACCATATTGCGCAGCCAGTTCTTTATCCGCTTGCAGCGAGCCCAGAAGTTCTTCCACGTCCTTACCATAATTCGCCGCGATGTCCGAAAGCGAGATGATACCATTCGTGAGAGCCGTGACATTCGCGTTGATCTCCTTCTGCGGATCGACCCAGGCGTAGCCTCTGCCACGCCAGATGACGTTCTCGCTGAACTTGTAAAACTTGTTCGCGGGGATCGGGAAGTTGTCGAACGACAACAGTGTTTCTAGCCACTGCGAATAGATGGGAGCGCACATATGATCAATCATAAATGATTGCAACATACGGTAGTAATCGCGGTCTTCGATGGTTCCCTGCCGGATGGAAGAATAGCTGACGCCCTCCAGGTTCTGGCTGAGGCTGGTGTAGCTGACGTTCAGACCAGCAGCGATGCCTCTGAGGATCGCAGACTCGAAATCAGCGTATGCTGTAACAGGATGGGTCGGGTCGATGAGTTTCAGATCGTGTCCCGCCGGCAACTGATACATGGCCCCTGGGTTCATATCGATGATTGGAACGTCATCGACTTCATCATCCCCGGCAAATTCATCGCCGCCCGGCGTCGTAATGACGCCGAACTTGGCCGCAGCCGATCTGGCCGCGATCAACTCGGCTTCGCGATAACCGTGCAGCATTTTCAGCGACGCAATAGCAGGCGCCATAAACGGCTCGCCTCGCGTCTGGAATGGCCGCGACGGCATATAGATGTGCAGGATCTCGTCCGCCGGCACACGAATATGCTTTCGCACATTGCTGAAGCGAGCGTTGAGGGAGTCGCCAGGATGGGCCGTCAGAACATAATATGCGACAGCCTTCTGGTTGCGATCAACCTCGACGCCCATCCTGATCTGATTGCCGTTTTCGGCAGTGCCGGTCTTGTCGTGATCAATCAGATCACTCTCTAGAAATTGGATGGCAAAGTTGTTGTAGTAGCGCGCGCCACGCAGAAGCCTGATAAAGACTTCGCCGTCGCGCGCCAACGTCTCAACCGCATGACGCTGACAATCAACCCAACTCATCCGACCGCCTACTTCGGCGCGGCCCAGCCGACCCCACTGTTTCCAAGCGGTCTCGATAATATCGTTCCCACTGATATCGATGCTGCCATCTTGATTTCTCGCGCGGACCTGCAACGTGAACCCGCGTTCGCCGACGACGTTTGTCTTCATCAGTGTTAGAAAGCGTTTCGCATACTCGTTGTTTCGCGCCAAGTCTCGGCAGCGATTGCGCAGCAGCGGCAGGGCTTGGTTTAGATCGCCATCCGCCGTGAACATCGAGCCAGGAAAGTCCGCAAACAGTCGCCCTTGGTTCGCCCCGCCATAGTTCCGGCGCTGCATACGACGCTGTGGCTGCGGCTCCATATCTGGCGAGCGGCGAAAGAAATCTAGAAGCCCCATCATACAAACCTCGCCAAAATGGTTGCTCGGCCCTTTTTGCCACGTTTAATGTCCATTTTTCGACGATGAGCCGTAACCTCCTGCCGATAGGCGTCGCGCCACTTCATCAACTCTTCTGGCGTCATCTTGGTCAAAGACCGGCCAGCGATGGCATAGCTATTAATATCGCCGTCAGCACGGTTCTCCAGGACTGACTCAATCTTGTTGAGCATGATCTCGGCGTGAGTGCGCGGATCGGACTGGTTCTCATCAAGATCGACAACAGCGGTGAACTCGCCTCGGTCAACAACAAGGCGATTGCCGGTCGAAGTCTGAGTGATCTCAAGTTGCCAATGATAGCGTCCCGGCGAGAACGCAGCGCTGGTAGCGCTATCGACCTCAAACCAATAGTATGTGCTTCGCTCAGTCGCCAAAAACTTGATTTCGTTCGAGCCGCCGCCAGTGATCCTGGCTACATACTCGGCGCTGTAGCTTGCGGTCGGGTAATCAGCGACAAGGTCGGACCGCTTCCAGGAAATATAATCGCCGACTACGATCTCTGTCGGCTCGCCCTCCGGCGCGTTTGCTTCGTCGAATAAGTTGGCCATCAAGCGTACCCCGTCACAAAGTTCCTGCGCGGTGAAATCTTAGTTTTGCGCCGGCTAGTCGCATTGGGGTTGTGTACTATATTTTGCATGTTTTTGTAAAGCGCGTCCAAGTTTATGTTGACGATGGCCAAGGCCGCGATTGCGTAGACCCGACAGTCAAGCGCCTCGTTGCGCGTCCGGACCTTAACCCATTCCAGTCTTGGCCTTCCCTTGTAGTACTTCGTCACTCGCCTTTCCGCCGTTAGCATCCTGTAATATTCTGCATCGCGATCCGCCGGGAAATGACAGTAACCGGGTCCATCGGCCTCGATCTTCAGTCGCGCATACACCAACTCTTTACAGGTGTTGACGCCAACGCTGAACAGGTTGATGCGACCAATGTTGTTGCGGCTTGGCCTTGAGACGATTGGCCGACCATCGCCGCCGACACCTTTGATGGCGAATATGCGTTTACCTGTCTGCTGTTTGACAAACTCATACGTCTGCTGAGTGTAATGACCGCCAGTGTCGATGGCGATGCCGCGCGGAACCATGTCGCCTGCAATAGGATGAGCCCATGTTTTGCCAAGAGCGATAGCTAGGTCGTTCCACAACTGCTTGGTCGATGGATCGCCGAATATGGTTTCATACGCGAGTGAATAGCTTTTCTCCCCTGGAGCCCAACCAACGACTTCATACGCAAGATAGGCATCCTGAACGTCAACACCAATGGTGATGGCGGCAACATCCTCTGGCAGCATCTCGCCCCAGTTGTGCGCCCTCGCCATTAAGTCATGTTCATCGACGCCGGCAGCTTGATCAATTTCCTCGAACGTCTCGCCCAGAAACGTGTTGACCCACGCTCTCAGGCGCATTGGGTCGCCCTTACTAGCGATGAAGTCACGAACGCCATCCTCCAGCGTCGCCCATGGCGAGTACAGAGCGTTCAAATGGAAGCCCGCTGTCTTGCCATCGCCGGTCGATGTTGCTCGCCATTCACCGTATCGAATGGCTCGATAGCGAGCGGCGTCGTTCCAGCAAGATCCGCAATGCTCGCAAACGTAATGCGCGGTGCCGGGTAGATCCTTCTCCCACTGCACCTGCGACCACTTCAGGTGCTGGTATTCAGTGCAATCCGGGCATTTGACGAAGTATTTGCGCTGGTCGCTCTCCTCATATGCCGCCTCAATCCGCGACGCACCTTTGGTCGTCGGCGTGCTCACGAGCACGATCTTGCGGTTCCAGAAGGTTGCCGCCCGCCGTCGAGCAAGAGCGACAGGGTCGCCCTCGGCTCCAGCACTGACAGGGTAGCGATCAACCTCATCGCAGAGGATTAAGCGGCATGGCCGGCTTGCCAATGACGACGGGCTGTTCGCGCCGCAGGCGGTTACATGGCCTCCCTTGAAGCTCTTATGCAGTACGGTGTTTCCACTGTCGCGAGACTTCGGATCGGATATGACGTTGCGCAATGCCGGTGTATCGCGGATACAAGGCGCAAGCCGATCCTTGGCCCAGGTCTGCGCCATCTCCAGAGTCGGCTGTACCACCAAAGCTGGACATGGGTTCTGAGCGATATGGAAGCCTATGACGTTGTTAATCAGTTCCGTCTTTCCGACCTGGGCTGCGGTCATAAGGACGACGGTCTCGATTGCCGGGTCGGTGACGGCATCCATCATGCCGCGCTGGTATTCCGCTCTGGATGTTGACCATTTACCGGCTTCTGCGCTGCTTTCGCTCGACAGATACCGGTATTGGTCAGCCCATTGGCTGACGGTCAACTTAGGCGGTGGTCGCAGCGCGCTTGCAACAACATCCGAAAGACGACGACTAAGCTGCTCCGCCTGCGTCTTCCTCGTCTTCTCGTCCCAGTTCATCTAACGCCTCCAGCACCGCTCGCTCGATGATGTCCTGGACTTCTGGGACGGTTTCGACGGCATTGCATTCTGGCGCGACCTTCGTTGGGATGACAAGCAGCTTACTCCTGACCCGGTAAAGCTGTCGCTCCAGTTGCGAAGCAACGTCCTTAATATAGACAAGTTCACCGCGCTCCACTTCGTTCTGCATCTCTTTAGCATCTGCTTGTTCTTTTGCCAATCTTGCACGCTCGTTGGCTAGATCAAGACCTTCGCTTGTCATGCGGCTGGCGGCGACTTCACGAATATGGTGGATGTAGGCCGCTCGAACTTCGTCGATGTCATATTTACCATTTTGTTTCTTATCTATTATCCCTTTATTAATCATAATTCTTATATTTTTTTCGTTCATCTCAAGATGTCTTGCGCATTCAGCTATAGTTGCCATGATAACCTCGAATATTTGGCGGATGCAGCCCTTATACACAAAATTACACTAAAAATCAAAAGAGCTTCGCCGCGGACC